CATATAAAAAATTTCAGAACTTACATAGACATAGGAGCATTTAATGGTGATACGTCTGTTCCATTTGTAAAAGATTTTCAAAGAGTAATTGCGTTTGAACCCAGTCCATTAACATTTCCAAAAATACCAGACACGGTGGAAAAATATAATGTTGCTTTAGGCAATCAACACGAAATAAAAACACTTAAGGTTCCTGGTGGAACCGGAAATCCTGTCCATGGTAGTCTTGTAAGATATGGTAAAGGTGTTGTTGAACACGAAGTTTCTGTAAAATGTTTAGACGATTATCAATTTGAAGAGGTAGATTTTATAAAAATAGATGTGGAATGGTATGAATTAAAAGTTTGTCAAGGAGGAGAACAAACACTAAAGAAATATATGCCTACCATAATGTTCGAAAACAAACGCAATGAAGCAGACAACTGCAAATCATATCTTGAATCCCTCGGATATCAAACCAAAAAGTACAAGTCAGAGACCATAGCATACACTAAATAAAAACATAATATTATGACCAAAAAATTAGAAGAACTGCTTAACCTACCTGAGTCGCAAGAAATTGTAAAAGAAGAACAGCAAAAAGACAAAGTGATGGACGACAAAGCAGAGAAGAAAAACAAAAGTTTAGATCAACAAAAATCTACAATGAGAGACATTGCTGAATTTGATAAAATTGCGGCGGCACTACCAAAAGTTGAAGGTCTAGGAGAGATGGGCGATTCTGAATTGGATGATGTGGGTAATAGAGCAATCACAGCCTATGAAGACCTTATGGATTTAGGCATGAACGTTGAAAGTAGATATTCTGCTCGCATATTTGAAGTGGCAGGCAATATGCTTAAAACCACACTGGATGCTAGAGTGGCCAAAATGGATAAAAAATTAAAGATGGTAGATTTACAACTTAAGAAGCAAAAACAGGATCAAAAACAGGGTGATTCCGACACAAATGTGGTACAAGGGGAAGGATATGTGATATCTGACCGTAACAGTTTATTGGAAAAACTTAAAAACATGGATAAATACAACGATGACAAGTAGATTACGACAGATACTAGCAGAAAGCACAAAAACCTATCCATTCAAAATTGGAGTAGCGGGCGATTTGCCAGAAGGGTTTGCTGACCATTTAGAATCAGCATTGGAAAAATTTGTGGTTGTGAAGATGAGCAATGGCAAGAAAACTCCAATACAAAAAAGACCTTTAGACTTTCCTGCTCTTGAAAATGAAAGAGCAACTTATTTTGAAACAGAATTACAATACCCAACAACAACACAAGTTTTACAACAGTACATAAAGAACTATTGTAATATTCCTGAGAGCCATGTGATTGTGAGAAATCCAAATGAACCTCAAGAAGCATATCAAGAACCTAAATCAGATGAACCATACGAAGCAAAACTTAACTCTGCTTATGAAGATGGTAAAGATGAACAAAAGTCAGCAGGTTCAATGAGAGTAATGGAATTACTTAAAGAATTAGAAAAAGCACGTAAAGAAAGATCGGCTCCAGATGCTGTGGGTGAAATCAAAGCACCTAAAGATGGCGGAGTAACAGAAAATGCTGAAGATTCAAAAGGAACAACTTCACCTATTTCAGGGAAAGGGAAAAAGTAATGGACATAAGAGATTTTTTATATAAAATTGATGCAATTCAAAACAAAGAACAGATGAAAGAAGATGTAAAAAAAATACATCTTAAAGAAGCATCACAAGTTATGTTGTATGGTGACACACCAGAAGACATGGCGGCAATCGCACAAATTTTTAAAAGTGCTGGAGTTCCTACTCCACCATCGATCACAATGGGACCTAAACCGGAAGAATCTGTAGAAGAAGAAATTCCAGGCAAAGCATCAACAACACCTGAACCTGAATACAAAGACACACAATACATGACGAAAGATTTGTCAGGTGGTGTTAACAAGATTAAAAAATCATACAGAAAAGAATATCCAGGTGACAATCCTATGGCAGTTGAAAAAACTGAAGAAGAAATTCAATCATCGATCAAAGAAGCATTGAAACAAGCCTACACAGAAAAGAAGGCACAATCACCATACGCAATTGGCATGGCAAAAGCAATGAAGATGAAAGGTGACACACCACCTTTAGAAAAAAGCACAATTAAAAAAGCACACGACATAGCCAAAGCAATCGCAAAAGACAAGTAAGCACTTAATTTTCATAAAAATCTGTTAAATATTTTTATGAGAGACACTTACACTTGGGCTTTTTACCAGGTAGTAAAAGAAGTCCAAGCCAAGACTGGTTTTGAATTGCCACACAACGTGGAATCTTACATCACGATCCTGCTAGCCAAACACATCGACAAAAAAGATTTCTTACCAAGAAAAACATTCGCTGAAAGTTTTTTGAATTTGTGTTATACAAGTTGGGAAGATTCTGCGGCATTAGGAGACACCTGTTTGTTTATGACTGGCGTGTTTCCAGACTATCACACTTCAAAGGGATTTGATGTAGAATATTTTAGTAATATTGGCAAAGCATCTTACAGTCAAGTCACTGATAAAAACAGTAATCCTATATACAACACACTGTCTAAAAATTTTAATTTTGTGCGTGACTTTATATCTATCACAGTCAATAAGAAGGATTCTACCCCTATATTATAGCATAAGTACTGTGTATGAGTAATAAAAGTTTAGATGGTGTTTTAACCAAAAAAGCACACCAACGAGAAAGATTCACAGAAGAACAGATAGCAGATTTGGTGGCATGTTCAGAAGAAAAGTCTGGATTTGAACATTTTGCCAAAAAGTTTTTCTTCATTCAACATCCTGTAAAAGGTAAATGTTTATTTGAACCTTTTGAGTATCAGCAAAGATTGTTACACAGTTACCACGATTACAGATTCAATATCAATATGTTGCCGAGGCAGAGCGGCAAGACCACCACAGCGGCTTGTTACCTATTATGGTTTGCCATGTTTCATCCTGATCAGACCATATTGATTGCGGCACACAAATATACAGGTGCTCAAGAAATCATGCAACGTATAAGATACGGATATGAATTGTGTCCAGATCACATTAGAGCGGGAGTTGTAAACTACAACAAAGGTTCAATGGAATTTGAAAATGGTTCACGTATTGTGTCAGCCACTACAACCGGCAATACTGGTAGAGGTATGTCAATATCGTTATTGTACTGTGATGAGTTTGCGTTTGTGAATCCAGGCATAGCATCAGAATTTTGGACTTCAATTTCACCAACACTGGCAACAGGTGGTAGAGCAATTATCACATCCACACCTAACTCTGACGAAGATGTTTTTGCCACCATTTGGAGAGAAAGTCAAAACAAATTTGATGAACATGGCAATGAACAAGAACTAGGCATCAACGGATTTCATGGTTTTACTGCATCATGGGATGAACATCCAGACAGAGATGAAGAATGGAAATCAGCAGAATTGGGACGTATCGGAGAAGAAAGATTTAGACGTGAGTATGGCTGTGAGTTTTTGGTTTATGACGAAACATTGGTCAACAGTTTGACACTGACCACATTGGAAGGCAAAGAACCTATACTCAACATGGGACAAACCAGATGGTATAAAAAATTAGATCCACATCACACATATGTGGTAGCACTAGATCCTGCCATGGGTACTGGCGGTGACAATGCCGCCATAGAAGTTTTCGAATTACCTTCATATGAACAGGTAGCAGAATGGAAACACAACACCACTGCCATACCTCAACAGGTCAGAATACTGCGTGACATCTGCAATCACATCAAAGAAGAAACCAAATCCACAGGCTCAAACATCTATTGGAGTGTGGAGAACAATACCATTGGCGAATCAGCACTGTTGGTAATCAATGACTTTGGTGAAGACAGTATTCCAGGACTTTTTGTGTCAGAACCCATTAGAAAAGGACACATTAGAAAGTTTAGAAAAGGTTTCAACACCACACACAAAACAAAAATCAGTGCTTGTTCTAGATTAAAAAACATGATAGAAAAGAACAAATTGAAAATACACAGCAAACCATTGATATCAGAATTGAAGTCATACATAGCCTCAGGATCGTCATACAAAGCAAAATCCGGGCAGACTGATGACTTGGTGAGTGCTACACTGTTGATAATGCGTATTATAAGTGTTTTAAAGGATTGGGATCCAAAAATATACACATCATTCAGTCAAGCAGACGAAGACACAGCAGACAAGGTGATGCCAATGCCTATCTTTGTAAGCCACTAGCAGATAAATACACTGTATGAACTTAAATGTTATAGCAAAAGACCTTTTCAACAAGATCAGAGGGAGATTTTCCCAGGTTACTTTGGGTGATTCACAAGGCAAACAGACCACTGAACCAACTGAAGCAAGGTTTTTTGACTTCGATTTCAAAGAGGGCGGAAACACCCTAGGAAAGGTAAGTATTAGCATAAGCGAACAAGATGGCTTGGTCATCATGCACAGCAAGGACTTTGTTGAAGGCACAGATGAGCCATTGAAGCGTGGTTGGTTTAATTTCTTAAAAGAATTAAGAGATTTTGCCAAAGCAAGAGTGCTTGGATTTGATACAAGAGATATCACCAAAAGCAATCTTGAAAAAAGAGACTACGATTTTTTAGGACAAGGAAAAGAGGTAGAAACAGTGAGCGAATCAAATTTATACGGCACAACAAAAACCAGTTTTCAAACTGTGGGCGAAGCAAGACTAGTAATCAAACATTCAGCACCTGTAAATCCAACAGTGGCAGGTGGCAGAACACACAGAATTGAATCTCTTTTCATAGAAAACAAAGCAGGCGAAAGATTCAAATATCCATTTAAACATTTAAACGGTGCTAGAGCAATGGCACGTCACGTATCAGAAGGTGGAAATCCATTTGACGACTTTGGCAAACACATTTCAGAAATGAGTGCAGAGTTGAATCAGTTGAGAAAATTTAAAACCTACATGAACAGAAGCAATGTGATGGCAGAAGGATTGAAAAAATATCAATCTGTAGTGGATGAAAGAATTGAAGAAATTAAAACAGATTGTTTAAAACTGCAGAAACAAACAGCATACAAAGAATCTTTTGAAGGATTCAGCACATCAGAATTAGCAGAAGTTCCTGAAGATATTAAAAAATCTTGGATTGATGAATTAACTATCAAAACATTCAACGAAGAATTACAAGATGTATTTCCATACATTTACAAATTGGTTTCAGAAAGAACTGCCATTGAAGAACTAGGTCCTGACTCATTTGAAGCACATGGATATCAAGGTGGTATAGAACCAAGAACATTGAGATATGATTTAGCAGGCGATTACGATCAAGACAGAGGTGTAAGTGATAGAGATGCGGAAGATGTAAAAAATCTTTTAAGCAAAGCAGGTATCAATGCCGACGTTCAACCAGATGAATCAAGACATCAAGGCATTGTTATACACACAGATTCAAATCCAGATGATGTAGAAAAAGTTTTAGGGGGCATGATTGAAACTGTGGATAACTTTCATGAGTTTGAATCAGCAATGGAATCAATTGTGAGAGAAGACAATGGATTGTTTTCTCAAGATGCTGATGAACAGGCAGACGCACTTGAGCAACTGAATCAATTGATGACAAAACATTTTCCAGCAGGTGTAAATGGTACCAACGGTATTGAAAGTTTACAAGGCATAATCGATGACGAAGAACTAAATGATGAAATTCAAAAAGCGGCACGTGAAGATTCAGACATCTGCATACGTCCAATGATCATGGACTATGTGGCACAAAAAGATCCTACACTGGTTTCAAAAATTAACACAGGCGATATGAAAACTGAAGAAAAAGGAACAAGATCAGGTGTAGAAATTACTCCAGAATTAAAACAAAAAGTTCAAGCATGGTGGGACAAGTATTCAAAATACGAAGGTGGCAATGGTAACACAATGCCGGAAGGTTATTTAGATTATGCTCTAGACTCGGGCATAGGCACAGATGCTTACAATGCCGACGAATACATGAAAGTTTCAAAAGAAATGGGCATGGACAATGACGATAGCGATGCTGAAACTGAAATGGATCAAGAAGAATTAATGAACAAGATGCCAATCACAAAGGCAATGTTTGATGAAATCGTGGACATCACAGGAAAACCAAGCATAGAAGATAGTGCCAACATAGTAAATGATGTTGTTAAACATTTTATTGATAAAGAAGCAATCACATTCGAAGACATTAAACCTTATGTGTCTATGTACAAAGGCGAAGATGGCAAAATGGTTTATGATGTGCTAGACAAAGACGGTGAGTCTGTTGAAAAATTTGCTGATGCCAAAGGAGCAATGGCATATTTAAAACAGAATTTTGACAAATTAAAGAATAAAGAAGTACAAAAAGAAAATCCAGAAACAGATTACGAAGGTTCATTTGAATATGAACTGCCAGGCGATGATGGCGAAATGGCATATGGCACAATTCATTATAAAGCAATAAATGGTGTGGTAGATCCAAAATCATTAAGAGGCGAATACGAGTACGATGGAAATCACAAAGTGGACGATGACTTTGCCAATGAACTGATCCGCCCAGGTGGTCCAGAGCATGAAGAAGCACTGAAAGCCGCTCAAGAAGATTACGATTACGAATCAGACAGAATGCGTTCTAAATTTGGTATGGAAGATCAAGAAGAAAAATCATTCAAAGACAAAGAACAGACTGTGGAAGAATTTGTGAAAAGTTTCTTTGACTACACATCTAATCAATTTCCAAAAGGTGAAACAGCAGTGCTGACTTCAGTAGAGAAGAAGTTTGGCGACAGTGCTGTGGCAACTGCTCAGGAAACAATTCAAAACTTAATGGCAAACAAAGACCCCGAGATTGCCAAAATCAAAAAATTAGCAGGCATTCAGTAATTAAGTTTACCAATTCAGGTTGACTAAATAATAATATTAGTATATATTTGACAATATGTTTGTCTTGTGCTATACTAATTTTATAAAGGCACATAATATAATAACAACAGGCAACAATAGGAGGCTTAAATTATGGCAACACTAGCAGAAATACGTGCTAAACTGAAAGAACAAGAAGTTAAGACAGGTGGCACTACTTCAAGAACAGGCGGAGACAACGCCATTTACCCATTTTGGAATCTAAAAGAAGGAGAGCAGGCAACTGTTCGTTTCTTGCCAGATGGTGATAAAGAAAACACTTTTTTCTGGAAAGAAAGGTTAATGATTAAATTACCTTTCGCAGGAATCAAAGGTGAAACAGATTCAAGACCAGTACAAGTACAAGTTCCATGTATGGAAATGTATGGCGAGTCTTGTCCAATCTTATCTGAAGTTAGAGGATGGTTCAAAGATCCTAAATTAGAAGATTTAGGAAGAAAATATTGGAAGAAAAGAAGTTACATCTTCCAAGGTTTCGTGAAAGACGATCCACTAAATGAAGAGTCAACTCCAGAGAATCCAGTTAGAAGATTCATTATTGGTCCACAAATATTCCAAATTATCAAAGGAGCATTGATGGATCCAGATATGGAAGATCTTCCAACTGATTCAACAAGCGGTGTTGATTTTAGAATTATCAAAACATCCAAAGGTGGATATGCTGATTATTCAACATCAACATGGTCTAGAAAATCAAGACCTTTAACAGAAGAAGAAAACACAGCGATTACAACACATGGTTTGTTTAATCTAAATGATTTCTTACCTAAAAAGCCTTCAGAAGTAGAAGTTAAGGTAATGAAAGAAATGTTTGAAGCATCTGTTGATGGTGAAGCATATGATCAAGATAAATTTGGTCAATACTTTAGACCAGCAGGCTTGTCATCAAGAACTGGTGATCCAGTAACTCCGAAAGCAGAAACACCTGCTCCAGAAGTTAAAGCAGAACCAGTTGCTGAGGTAAAAACTCAAGAAGCACCAAAGCCGACCACTGAAGCAAGTGGAAAAGCAGAGGATATCTTAGCAATGATAAGAGCAAGACAATCAAAATAGTAAAGTACATTTGTGGGGAGGCAACTCCCCACACATACTAACAAAAGGAACAAATTATGGTAAAGGCATTTGATGTAAGTAAATTTAGAAAAACTTTAACAAAGTCCATCACTGGAATGAGTGCTGGATTTCATGATCCAACAGATTGGATCTCAACAGGCAATTACGCACTAAACTATTTGGTTAGTGGTGATTTTAACAAAGGAATTCCATTAGGAAAAGTGACTGTGTTTGCAGGTGAATCTGGAGCAGGTAAATCATACATCTGTTCAGGTAACATTGTGAAAGCGGCACAGGATCAAGGAATATTTGTTGTGCTAATCGATTCAGAAAACGCACTAGACGAAACTTGGTTACAAGCATTGAACGTAGACACAGACGAAAAAAAATTATTAAAACTGAATATGTCTATGATAGATGATGTGGCAAAAACAGTTTCAACATTTATGGATGATTACAAAGCAATGGCTGAAGAAGATAGACCAAAAGTATTATTTGTGATCGATTCATTGGGTATGTTGTTAACACCTACAGATGTTGATCAGTTTCAAAAAGGTGATATGAAGGGTGACATGGGTAGAAAACCCAAGGCACTAACAGCACTTGTTCGTAACTGTGTTAATATGTTTGGTTCACACAATGTGGGACTTGTTGCTACAAATCACACATACGCATCGCAAGATATGTTTGATCCAGATGATAAAATATCAGGTGGACAAGGATTTATCTACGCATCTTCAATCGTGGTAGCAATGAAAAAATTGAAACTGAAAGAAGATGAAGATGGTAACAAAGTTACTGATGTGAGAGGTATTAGAGCCGGCTGTAAGGTTATGAAAACAAGATATGCCAAACCTTTTGAAGGCGTACAAGTAAAAATTCCATACGAAACAGGAATGAATCCTTATTCAGGACTTGTAGATCTTTTTGAGAAAAAAGGTATATTAACAAAAGATGGTAACAGACTTAAATACGTGGATTCAAAAGGTACTGAATACAAAGAGTATCGTAAAGTTTGGGAAGCCGGTGGAGAATATCTTGACATGGTTATGAAAGACTTTACCAATTTAGTGCCTGCTGAAGAATCAGAAACTAAAGAAACAACAGAAGCAGTTGAGGAGTAATATGATCGAAGGAAGTCAATTAGTTGAAATTTGGCAATTTTTTAAAGAGTACATGGATCGAAAACAGGCTATGGACTTGGTAGCAGAAAAATTTGTCGATCTAATGGCAGACTATGGTGTGGAAGATGAAGAATTTCAAGCCGCACTAGGAGCCGATGATGACCTGGACAAAGCCATCCAATATTATTTGGATGTTGACCAGGACGAGGATTATTAATGGCTGGATGGTATCAGAAAATAGCGAAAGATATTGGCGCAATTCCTGATGCCATCAGACATTATGAAGACGAATTGGAACAGGCAAAATCTGAAATAAGAATTAGAGGCAATATCGAAAAAGCATCAGCAGATATGCCTGGCATTGTGGAACAAAGATTCAATCAATTACAGGAAATTGAGGCAATACTTCAATATATGAATATCGAGTTGAGAAGATTGAGATCAAAACATTTCAAAAAGTATTTAGAAAATTATCAAAGAGCACTCAGCAGTAGAGACGTAGAAAAATACGTGGACGGTGAAGCAGATGTGGTTG